AACTATTTGTGAATAATATTTTTTAGCTCTTATCATCCACGGCTAAGTATGAGCTCGCCACATCTTGTGACATCATTAATATGCAAACCTGTCATTTTCTCAACATGCATCTCATAGTAACTACCAGAGTGAGCTGCATATCCACCATTGATAGGACCATAAGGACCATAAAGACCTTGAACATAACCAAATGCATAACCATCTTTCTTATTCATAATCTTCAAGTTGGATTGACTACCTTCTGCACTAAAGTCCAAGAAAGTAATACGCTGTGATTCTACAGGGAAACCTGTAACAGGATCAATCTCAAAGTTGATAGTTCTATCATCATACAATGGATTATGAATAAGTTCCAAAGAACTACCATTAGCCATATTGTACTTAACAAACTGATAACCTGCTTCAAGTGCATTAGTGTTATACTCAGAAGAAATCTTATTCGTATAAACTTCTACATTCTTAATAAAGCCAGACTTATTCTGCCAATCCTGAATAGCTCTATGGAATTGTAGCATACCATATTCACCTGTATAACCCTTAACCTGACGACCTTTACCCGGTTTAACACGAGAGTAGAAAATATCCATCAAATATTCCTCAATTAACTTAGCAGTCAAATGAGAGTAGCGATGAACATGAGAATCTTCAAGTTGTTCTTGGATACCCGGACCTGAAATAACAGGTCTTCCATTTCCACCAATAACCTGATTAGTACTTCTTGAATACCAGAAACCTCTTTCAAGTTCACGATACCATTGCTGCCAATATTCAATCTCAGCATATTTCATCCAAGATGTAACCATCTCAATCTTACCATTATCTCTTACTACAGGAATAGCTACAGCCAATACTTCAGTAGAGGCAAGGTTAGTAATCTTATACTCTTTACGATATAAAGACATTCTATTCTTCAAAGAGATAGGCATACTGAACTGTGTAGAACCACTCTGTTCTGCTGCTTCTTCATATTTTGAGAAGAGCTTCCCCCATTGCTGTCCATAAGCAAGATACTTCAAAGGCATGAAATCAGTCTGAGCACCAGAAGCCATAACTACTGTATATACCCAACCATCTCCATGAGGTACAGGATCTGTCTGAACACGAACCTGATATTTCTTATCAGAAGTACCCGGAGTCAGAATATCACCATGTTTATACCAATTCTCATCAAGTTTCAACTTAAAGTTTCTACCATATTTACCCGGAGTACCAGTCTCCAAGCATTCCATACTAATTAAAGGTCTTGTACTTGCACCTTTCAAATCCCATTCCCATTCTGAAGTTCCTATAGTTTCCTCAGTCATTTTTCCACCAATCAGAGCTGCTGAAAGAGGGTTGTCAGAGAAGTAATTCTTTGACGTAAACAACTGGTCCACTACACCAGATAACTTTTGTGGTCTTGCAATAAGGGCTGCTCCAAGATGATTCAACTCAGTCATGTTAGCATTCCATTGCATTTCTTTAGTAACTAATTTACTTCCTAGTGTACTCATAATTATTATTCTTATTTAATTAACCTATCAAATCTATTAATCTCTTCGGTGTTTGTGAACTTCCTGCGTTTGACTTTATAGATTGTGTTGCCTTTTGATTCTGAAGATTTTCCTTCAGTGTTTTTGTAACTTTTGTTCCTATACTCTTTTGAAGAGAAGTAAAATCAAAATTATTTCTTAATAATGTTGCCATTACAACTAATTTATCCTTATCCTTCATAGCTTCAAGAAAGTCTTTATAGAAGGGAGAAGTTACTGTGCCATTCTGTAGTTTAATACTTTGAGCACTTATATACTCTGGTATTTCTGCTACATCCTTTTTTGAAAGCTTAAACCCTTTGATGTCTTCATTAGAGCTTACATATTGAGCAAGGTCTTTTCTAAAATCAATTTGTCTCTGCTTATTAAGTTTTCTCTCTTCTTCGAGTCTTTCTACTTCCTTAGACTCATTAGCCAACTTATCTGCTTTATACTTTTCAAAATACTTACTAGCCGTAACTTTCAACTTTCCAGAGTCTTTCAAGTACTCTATTTGAGAAGTGATATAATCTTCATCATATTCCTCTTCAATAAGTTTCTGTTTTACAACAGTTATTTGGCTAGATTCTTCTTCAATGTCAATATCCTCTGATACTCCATTTGCTCTATTCTTAAACATGTTATTAAGTAGATTGGTAATATTACCTCCATTAACAGCATATTTCACAATGTTCTTTACAGATTCTGGTAACTCTTTAATACTCTCTGTAAATCTATTTTCAACAGCTTCTTCAAAATAATCCTTAACTACCTGTTTCTGGTCTTCTTCATCAAGACTCTTAAACTCTTCTAAGTCTTCTTCTGAAACTTCTAAAGCTCCACTTATTTTCAAGAACTCTAAAGTCTTCAAGGAATCTGAACTACTAGTAGAAGACTCAACTTCTTCCTTCCTTGTTTCTTCTTTAGGTACTTCTTTATTTTCTTCTTCATCAAAATCCCCAAAGAGATTTACTTCTTCTTCCTCTTCAGGTTTCTCCTTTTCAGAAGTATCCTTTTTAGTCTCCTCAATAGGAACTTCTTCTACTTTCTCAGACTTAGTTGTTACCTCACCAAAGAAATCTATACCACCTCCATCATCCCAACTAAAATTGTCTAAAGCATTTACATCAATGCTTTCTACCTTCTCCATATTCTTTGCCATACAAATGTAAGATTAAAAATGAATGTTTATCAATATAAAACTTAATACTTTTCTACAAAATGTCTAATAGCTTTATTTTGAAGTGCTACTTGCTTTATGCTTTGCAGCCTCCTTTTTTATGGCTAATTCCTCTCTTTTTAATTCAAATTCTTTTTCTTTATCACCTCTCTCACTAATATACTTCTTTTCTTCAAGTTGTTGCTTACTGGCTTTTATCTGTGTTTCTAACCCTTTTCTTGCAATTTCAAGGTAATCATTTTCCCCATCTTTATCTGCATCTACTTCTGGATTAAAAGATGCTCCTGTAAGAGCAGCTACTGCAACTGCTGTTTTCCTTCTCTCTTCTTCTTTAAGTATTACAAGTTCTTTCTCTCTCTCAAATTCTTTTTGAGCCATCTGATCTTTTACTGTTTCCATCTCTTTCAGAGAGTTTTGTTTCTGTTGTTCTACATTCATCATAGCTTCTCTAGCTTCTTTCTCAGACTTAACTAGAATATTCTCAGCTTCAGTAATACTATCCTGTTTCATTATAGATATAATATCTTTAAACTTAGCTTGTTGATTCTGTAGAGCTACCTGAGACAAACTTGTTATCATCTCTTTAACTTTCTGTATCTCTGTTGCATTTGCCATAAAAATACCAAGTGTAGAGTTCTCTAGAAGTGCAGAATCCATATCAAAGTACTTAATACTCATATCATCAAGTACATAAGATAACTTCTTAGGTTTCTTAATACCATAACAAACTTTTGCTCTATCTAATAAAGCTTCCATTACATTTCTCTTTACCCAATCATGTAAGGAAAAGAAAGGTTCAAGTATCAAACTATTTTGTGCAAGAGCTTGTTGAGTATTTGCAACTGCATCTCTCTCTGCAATTTTAGCTTCCATTTGAGGGGATATACCCATAGCCTCTCCACATTCAGATTTAATTAGCATTGCCAATTCCACATATTTCTTTATATCAGAAGCTGTAGATAAGTCAATTACCTTTGCAATAGTATTTACATCAGAGTAATTAACTCCCTCTTCATTAGGATTAAACCATCCAAAAGGAGAAGTCTCAAAGAAATATTGGAATTTCTGAATATCTATCCCTTCACTATCAGGTACAGCATTGATATTCATCATCACCTTTTTACCTTTATCAGAAGCTAATACCATCTCAAGACGATAATAAACAATGTTCAAATAGTATTGCCATACCTTACCTCTATCCATAATAGAAGTAGGAATACTGTTATCTGAATCATATACAGCACCATAATAAGGTAACTTAATATTATACAGGTTATCCATATCTCTGAACTGCCCCGGTATAGGTCTCATCTTTTTAAATAAATTAGAACCTATCTTATATCCCTCATAAACTTCAGGGAGGTATTGAATACTCATGGAAATATCCCCTGCATCTTTATTCAACTTATAACCTTCATCAACTACTGTTTCTTGTTCCTCTCCATTCTCATCTAAATAGGTAAGGAATTTCACTTCTCTTAATGCTCTCCAAGTAACATGAAGTACTCGCATTGTATTTCTATCTTCCTCATTATAAGAGTATTGTGAGAAACTAAACAGGTCTTCTGTTAAAGGTCTTGTAAGATATGCTCTGTAATCCTGATAAATCTGAGTAATTTCTGCTCTACTTAATTCATCAGCAAAGAAAGAAATTACCTGAGAAGGTGTCATTCTATATTCATAGGAAAACCATTCTCCATCTTCTACAAATTCTGTTTCCGGAGATTTATCATAATTACATCTTCTAGGATTACATACTCTTACAGAAGGTTCTCCATTTACTTCTCCTACCCAGTAAAACTCTTTAGCTGCTAGTGCAGCATGTTTTACCCCTAAGTTAAACTTCCTTTTTACTTTCTCTTTTCTTGTAAGGTATTCTAAAAGTTGCTGACAAAGTATTTCAGCAGGATCTTGATGGTCTCTCTCCATATATAGTTTTACTTCATCAGGAGTAAGAGCTTTTAATTGCTCTGCAACCTGTTCCTGTATTTGTTTTTGTTCTTCAGGGGTTAATTGCTTACCTTGAGATTGCTCTTGAGCTTGCATTTCAAGTTGCTGTTTAATAGGAGTCATAATACTATTGACTACAAAATCTCTTATCATTCCAGACTCTTTCTCCTCTTTCCTTGTAGTAGCTTCAGGATTTACTGCTAGAACTCTATACTCAAAAGGTCTTGAGGACTCTAGTCCTATGATAACCTTAATCTTATTGGAGAGAATATCCCTGTTTACCATCTTAGCTGGTAGTTCTCCTACCTCTTGTCCAAAAGGTTTACATACATATTCAAAATCTTTTAAGTCTAATATGTTATTAAACAGGTCATAGTTTACTTTCATCCTATGATATTCAGATACACCATTAGAGTTATAAGTGGACCTATTGTTACCAGTATCAAGCATTTGGATTTTATCCTTGTACCATTGTTTATCATTAGCATTTTTCTGTGCTGTACTCAAAATCTGTGTTCCCTGAAACACCCTTGCATCCATTGAATCCATATTATCTAATTGTTGAAGTTAAACCACTCATATTACTTCTCATCATTTCAAGAAGTTTAGTAGCACTCTTATGTGCTACAGTTTCCTTTTTATAATCCTTACCTAATACTTCTTCTTGTACCTGTATAATACACATAAAGAAAGCAGACATTAAGTCAAAATTCTCTTTTCTATTATAACGAATTGCCTCTTCAAGAAATCTTGAGCTATAAATCCTATTAATAACTCCTACAGATTTATTACTCTCATCATAGTCTTCTACCTGTCTTAACCAATCATTAACGTATTTCTCACTTGCATCTTTTAATGGTAAATTCATGTGACATCCATATACCCTATTAACTGTAGAAGACTTAATATTCTTTGAAATAACAGCATCAGGTTGTAATGCCAACAAATGTAGCTTTTTTCTTTGTAAAAAATATGTTTTTACATCAGGAACTTCATTTTCATACATAACTTGTGTATTATAAAGTTCTGCAAAAAGTTCTGCAATGTAATGTGTCTCATTAGAAGTCTCTGTTCTACCTACATATTCTGCTACTATACAGTTCTTTGTAAAACTCCCACTCATGTAACCTTTATATACTATGATAGAAGAAAGTGAAGTACCACTATCTTGTCTTACAGGGTCATACCCTATTTTATATAAACCTCTGGGAGCATTAGGAATAGGGTATTCATATATTACAGGAGCACCTCTTTCAGAGCAGGTGTATTCATAGCTTCTAATAGGTTCTAGTTCATTCTTTAAATCCGGTTCTGCTGTTACTTTACCTGTTTCAGGATCTCTGTACATAACTACAGGTTGTCCTTTTAATACATGCCAATTCTTAGATCTTATAATATCAAGTTGTCTTTGTAATTCCTGAGTAGGAAATATACTTGCAGAAGTATAAGCAAAAGCCTCTCTTGCTTTTGTAGGTCTTTCCTGATTAAATTTAGATATATCTGTAGCAGTAGCACCTTTACTTACTTTTAATTGCTTCTCCTGTAATATAGATTTCTTTGCATTAACTAAATCAGAGTTCCCCTGTTTATCATAATATCCCGGTAAGTTCCATTGTGCAGGATGGAAGAATCCCTGTGAACCTGCAATTTCAAAACCTTCTTCATCTTCCCAAGTATCTTCAAAAGGTAACAATCCAAATCTTTCGGGAGACATAAACATTTCAGCATAATCAGCAGTACCTCCCTCCAAATCTCCAGATGTACCAAAAATAGTTATCATACCTGTTTTAATAGCTCCATCCTTAACACAATCCTCTGTAGCAGCATAACAGGCTTTAAGTAATCCCGGAGTACCAAAAGCTCCTGACTCCTCTACAATGACATCTATAGCATCTTTACCACGCATTGCATCTGCATTATCTTTAAAGGTAATTGCTATAAGCTCTGACTTAAATCCTTTTTCTACTTCAATACCATTCTTATACTCTTTGTAGGAAGCTTTTCTATGTTCTTGTTTATTAATATAATCTGAAGGCATATTCCATGCAGTATTATCATTAATAAAATCAAGACAATTAGTAGTCATTGTAAAGATAGCAGTCTTTGCAGGGTATAAATACTTCTTCTCATAAGCGGTGTAATAAGTAGCAGCACCGGGTTTTGTGAGGTAATTATTTACACCAATACTTGAATTTTTATAACTATACCCTTTTCTACGGCTCTTGCCCACTATTAAATTATACCCACCTTCAAGTGCATAAGGTTTCACTTTTACTGTTAAGCCAAGAGTATCATATAAGGTTTTTAATTGTAAGAGTTTTTCTTGTTCAGGTAGATTAAGAATCTGGTCTTTTTTCTCAATAGAAACACTACCAAGAGCATCTAAGATACCATCCCTTGCTAATGACCTAACCCAGAAGTAGTTATAATCCCCATCCCAGAAATCAGGAAAGTCAGTAATCTTTTTAGATTTTCTAGTATTCTTATCTTCAGTCTTTAAGATAGGGCAATAATTGAGATAGAAATAATGATCTCCTGTAATCTTACAACCTCCAGACTCATAACCTTCTATACATCTTCTTCTCTCTTCATTCCAATAATTAAACCAATCCATACTTCCCCAAGGTGCAGAAATATAGTAGCCATACTTTTGAAAATGAATAGCTGCCTCTCTAAAGATATTACTATTAATCCAAAAACCTTCTTGATTTCTTACATTACCCATCAGTCTTAGTTTTGAATATATTTAAGTCTGTATATAGCATGAGCAATTTCTTCCTGAATAGTATCTATCTGACTATTTAAGAAACTCTCTTTTACAGGTTTTCTCTCCATATCAATACTATTATATAACTTCTCAAAGTATGCTATACAACATCCCTCTATCTTACAAGAACCTTCAACCTCTATATTAGAAACATCATAGAATGCCATAGAAGTCTCTACAAGAGTGTCTATCATATCAGACATTGCTTCATAGAATATACTCATTGCAGTATGCTTTGCAAGAGTCTTATCAGGTTGCATAAGATGGGTAATGTGTGCATCATTTGTAGCTTTAAATAGTATTCCTGCTATTCTTATACAAGGGTTCTTAGACTTAGATACAGTTTTGTTATCTAAAATGTCCATAATTTGATTTGACATAGTTTTAATTTTTAAGTTTCAAATATAATAACTTTAATTGATTTTAGCAAAAGGTGAGACTTCTTTCTGACCTTTTACTTTAACAGCTTCATAAACATCATCCTCAATCTTCTTCTTTAATGCATCCATAGAAGCAGTAATCTTATCTACATCAAGAAGAGCAGAGGTTAGTTCCTTAGGTTTATAAACAGGAGCACCTGTCTTAAAATTAATTTTAGCCAGATCCACATCATTAAAAAAATCTTCTAGCTTCTCTTTTGCCTTTATAGTAGAAGCATATAGACTAAGAGCAGGAGAAGCATTCATCTGAAATTCATTTATTTTACCTATACCAGCAGTTACAAACTTATCAGGACTCCATTTATCTCCTCTGAATAAATCTTTTACCAAAACAATCTTTCTTACATCTTCTGAATAACCTTTATAAGGATTACTTGCTAACATAGAAGACATGAACTCTATATAAGCAAATTCCCTTAATGCAGTATCCTTACCTTTGGATGTATCTCTCTCCCAAATATCCTTAAAAGGGTATATCAATAAACATTCTTCTGTAGGGAAAACATTATTTCCCTGTATCTTAAATAGGTGTGCCATCTTTTATTGTTGCTGAAATTGAAAGTACTTCTTTAGAATTATCAGAATAAACTATTGTAACATACTTAGTTACAGAGTATTGATTCTTTAAGTGTTTTGGAATAGCCCCTGTATTAAAATGTACAAGAAGCTTTCCATCATTATATTTTACCCTTATACAACTACAAGAGATTTCCATTTTACGTATTCTCTTTATAGTTTCTGTAGCTTGAAATGTTGTAACTACTGTATCCATAGTTTCTACAACACCTAAGTTTACACTTGTAGTAAGCCAATTAGTAGATTCCATTTTCCCTTTTCATTATGTCTAACAATTTATGTCTTATACTGATACCTAAGAAATGTCTTGTTTCAAGAAACTGTTTATTATCTATAAGTGCTTTATACATTTTCTTGACTACAATTTCACGTTTTCTTGTAGGAAGAGTATTCCCTATATAATCATTAAAATCTTTCCATTGAGAACAGTTTAACATAGGAGGATAACAAGGTTTATCACAAGGTTTGTTAGCCATTTGTAATGCAGTAGTTTTACACCCACAGAGTTTACAAGAACCCTTCTTTAAACAATCCTTATCCATTATCTTTATCCTTAAATCTATCTGTTCTTTAATATGTTCAGGTATCAGATACTTATACTCAGAGTAGTATAAGCTATACCGAATATTACCCTGTATATAATAGAACACATCACTCAGCATCTTTTTCATCTTTTTCATCTTCTATTCTTTTTAAATATTCCTGAATCTCTGTTTGTATCTTAAAAAACTGTTTAGGTGTAATATACTGTTTTGAAAATCTATATTTAGCTTCTTCCAATAATCTTCTGGCTCTTCCGGGAGGAACATAGAATACACCAAAGTACTTCATCCTTATTCTATCAAGACTTCCACACTCCATAGTATATTTGAGGAACTTCCAAGGGTTATAACAAATCTCCTTTAACTCCTCATAAGATAAATCAGGGTAATCCTTCTTTATAATCTCATAATACATATTGAATAATTCAATAGCCTCAATTCGCATCTTTTTTTAGTTTTAAGACAGGGTTCTTATAAGGCTTCCCATTAACATCAAGAATACTAGAAACATTCTTCTTAGCTTCTTCTTCCATCTTCTGGAAAACAAGCTCAAGTTGGAAGATAGGGGAATTGAATATGATATACTCCCAATCAAACTGAATAACTTCCTTCTCATTACCCTCTTCATCTTCCTCTGTAAAGGATACTATAAGATTTGGGTTATAAGCCTGTACAATTTCAGGACCAAGTTCTCTCAGGGCATCCGCCATTATCATCCTATTTACAATTTCCATAGGTGGAGTTTTTCTCATACTAGTCATGGTTATTTCTGTATTACTATTTTAAACATATATCCTTGTACATCATTATCAGCAAATAGTACTCCGGGTATATACATAATACCCTCTTCATTTAAAAGGATAAAACCTTTCTCCTTTAAAGACTTAATATAATTACCAAGTCCTCCATCAGACAAAGTTAATCTCTTCTTTACAATCTTCCTGCAAGAAGTACCAAACCTCTCACTAGAAACAATATCCCCTTTAAGGGACATAAATGCTCCAAGAACTTCTATCTCTTTAGGAGTAAGTTGATTTGGTAGCATTGGATTTATAATACTCAAATGAGTAGTATAATAATCTTCCTCACTTAGAGTGAGAGTTTTCTTAATTATCTCCATCATAAGATATATTGAGTTCCTTTAGTTTACTCTTTAACTCTGAGAGTTCAGTAATGTTCCCTACAAATACTAAAGTCTCTAAAATAGGAACACTACCAAGTAATCCCATATTATAGATACATATACCCAAATCCTCTACAACAGCAACCTGTATAATTATAGCCTGTCTTGTATAGGTTCTTATATCCTTATTCATAAAAACTGTAGAAGGTTCAAATCCTATGGACCTCATCTCCTCTTCACTTAGATATTTCATACTTCCTTATATTTCATTTATTATTATAAAACTCAACTAATAAAAATATTCCATCATTCTCTAGGAACTTTGCTTCACCCTTCAGATGAATATGTGACAAAGTTAATAATAAAATTAATAAGAAAACGCTATATTACAAAATATTTTTTCAGGGATAAACTTTAACATTTTTTAACTCCCTATATTAGGATATTCATTAGAATTTCCTTTATTATAGATTAAGAAAAAACACATTCTCTTTCTTTGGTTCTTTCTTTCTCTTGTGAACTTTTTAAAGTTGTAGCAGAAAAAGCTAAGTAGTTAATACAGAGTATCTTAATATATTTTAAGGAAGATAGAGGTAGTTCCTAATAAAACTTTAAAACAATCCTTGCAGTAGTCTGTAATGTAAATTTCTGTAGAAGTGCTTAT